AATAGGTAAAGTAAGACTAGCAGTACCACCCAAAATAGGATTATCTGCCAAAGAAATTGTTGGTACACCGCTTACACCGTCACCGTTAGCAACAGTAACTTGATTGGCCGTACCTAAAAAGGTCACCGCGCTAATTGCACCTGCGGTTGAAATAGTCATCAAACCATTTGCGCTAAGGTTTGCTAAGTTTAGTACTTGGCCTGCTAAAGTGATTGTTGGATCACCAGAAATACCGCTTCCGTTTGTTATAGCCAAGCCAACGCCAGAAACTGCAATAGAACGACCCGTAATGGCCGTAGAAGAGGTTTTAACTTGAAAGCCAGTACCAGAGTTCACTAAGGACAATAAAGCGCCTGTAGTGCTTATATTAAAGAGTCCTTGAGCACCAGCATCTGTAATAACCAAACCATTCGTTACCCCAACATAGCGACTATTAGGTAACTGAGGAGTCTGTGAAACTGTTAAGTAGGTGTAAACCTGTGACGGGGCGGCGGCAATTGCACCAGTCGTTGTCTGTACAGTCACGCCGTTTTGGACAACAGGGACTGCCTCAGTGCCTGTAATAGCACCTGCCGCTGGTAGTTGGAGTATGGTTACTTGTGCAGACATTATGTGCTCGTATTGTCAGGTGGGTTCGGTGCAATAGTGTCCTTGTTCCCAGTCAATGTTGGTGTCTGGGTGTTGCCCTCAGTAGAGATTTGGAACACATTAGTAATGCCGCCAGTAACTAAATAATTGTCGCCAGCGTTAATAGGTGCGTCAGGCCTTGGAAACCGAATCGTTATCCTTTCGGTTTTGCGAGCAGCCAAACGATACGGATCCATTTGATCAGCGCACCCCTCGTTACATACGCGTAGACCGGGGAAGTTTGGATCATTACGCATAATGGCATGTGGCCGCTTCATTTTGCAACGGTCACATATTGCTATTGCAATATCAGAGTATCCGAGAGTGTCTAAAAAAATAGGCATTATCTTGTGTAAACCGAAATATTAGGCGCAAAGTAGATTGGCGACTTGTCGCGCTCTTCCTGCTCCGCTATAGATAGATATTTTTCAGCTTGACCTTCAAGGTACTGGGTACGAGCTAAATCAACACCGGGCAGCTCTAGGCTCATCCTATGAGCCAGCATCATAATCACAGCCTCGTACCAACGCTGAGGCACTTCAAGCTCACCATACAAGTCGCCCACATCCATAATCTGACGTGAGTACCAAATAGTCATCTGATAAAAGGCATTCTGCGGCGTTGGCCAAAGCACAATCTCGCTCTGAGGAATAGTACGATTAAACCAAAACTGGAACGGCTGATTAGCCGTAAAGTTTTTATTTGGCAAGTTTGTGTAATCATCACGGTTCAAACGTGACATAGTTATTTCAGTAGAGTTGTTGCCCAAGTACCATTCACGAAGACTTAAAGTTGTGCCGTTATAAGCACGAATTCTGTAATACGGCACTGTCTGGCCGTTTGCAATATCAGTCCAAACCCACTCATTATTGACTACAGTAATTGTCCCAAGGTCTACTAATGTCTGCCAAGTACTATTATCCAAAGAGTACTCATAAATGATTGACCAAGTACCAGAGGCGGCAGGCAAGAATCCAATCGATCCAATGAAGATTGGGCTTGATGGTCCATAATTGACTGAAATATTTCCATTTGCCGAAGTTTGTGTGCAAATTGTCTCTACATCTTGATCGTACACGTTGCCTAATGCACCACCAGCGGAAGTTGTATAAGAACCCTGTGGTCGATTCATCCAACGATATAAAGCATTTAAAACATCATTACCGCCAAGGGGTAATAAATATGTTGCCTTGTCAGCAGTAAATCCATAAACTTTTTTATTAATAGCCCAGTACTGAATACCAATATTGATGAGGTTTGAGAGTAGGAAAAATAGTGACTCGCGAGCGCTTAACACTTGCTCCGAAGTCAACTCCTCGGCCAACTTTCCACAGCGACGTGCACCATGATCTATTAGCGTTTGTACCGTCGTTACGGTCGTGCCTACTGAACCTGAATATGCCATCTCACCACCCCGGACAGTTCCAGCGTTTCATTGAAGCTCTAGAACGGCTACCAGTATCGCTTTTTTCAGCAACTGGACCCATGCGAGCGCAGAACGAATCGCGTCTTGATCCACCTTCAGGCTGTGGTGCCTTTAAGTGGGACCCTGTTTCTTTATTGTACTTCTCGCGGCCTTTTTTTGTAAGTCCTGCACCCTGATCAACAGACAGTTTTTCACCACGACCGACTGCAAGATTGACGGTTTTTTTGGTCATGTTACTTTCGCGGTCTTAGCTGCTTGCTTAAAGTCTTTAGCCGTTGGAGCACCTTCGCTACCAGCTCGACGCATTTTTTCGCCTGAGCCCTCAGAAATTCTTTCACGCTTTGCATTGATATTGTCATACAAGCCGCCGCCTTTCATTTTTTTTGCCTCATCAGCCTTAGTAAATTCTTTACCGACCTTTTGAGAGATGCCAACCTTCTTAGCAAAATCAGGATTATGCGCAACTGCCGCCATTAGTTTGTGTTGCGCTGGTGATTTGCTTGGCATAATTTTAACCTAATGGATTAACGTAATGTTTTTGCATTTCTAGAATAACCGTGTATGCATCACCCGCAGATCCATCTAAAGTAGTAAAAGTAATAACGCCATCTTTACCAGTACCAGCGTTATTCCATAATCCACCAAATTGAGAATAATCTTGCGTATAATTGGTATTTGGCGGAATTATTTCAATAACTACTGGCGTAGTTGCTTTCCAATTCATTTGCACTTCTAAACCATGCGTCATAGCCGTGCATTTTAAAATGGTCACAGCATCACAAGCGCCACCAGCCGCTGAAGGAGTAAGTGCAGAAGGAGTTACTTTAGCAACGGCAGACTCATTCTCGGTCGTACTCATGGATGCATAAAACTTCATAATAGCGACTCTTTCGCCATCAAATAATGTTTGCGATGTGGCCGTAATAGTCATAAATCTCTCCAATTAAAAGCAGGGGGCGAACCCCCCACTTGTTTTTAACAAGCTCTACCGCCTCGCTTCAGCTTAAACATACCACTTGAGCCATATTTCTCATTGCTCATCGCTTTTGCTGCGCGCATTGCAGGAGTGTTCTCTTTAGTAGAGACTGCCTGCAATTTGCGATTGCCGGGCGCTACCATGCCACCTTTTTTGTAGGTACCAGAAAGTTCGTTGATTTCTACAGGTTTAGAAGGGGGCTTATTACCTTGTGGCATCGCGACAGGACGACCTGAATCAACAGTCCCCCCCGCCGCGTAGGCTTTTTTTGTGGCACCACCTTTTTTGTAAGCAGCATTAGGAGGCATACCATCGTCCATCATGCCATTACCAGCCATGCCGCCGTCCATCATGCCTTTAATCTTGCCGCCTTTTTTGTAGCCGCCGCCGTTAGCCTTTGCAACACCACCAGTAGCATAACCACCGCCATTACCTAACTTCACGCCACCAGTTTTGGCAGGTGAGTGGTTAGGTTTTGCTGTGTCCATCTTCGTGTTGCGATATTCGCCGCCTTCGCCTTCAGTATTAATAATACCGTCACCAGCTACACCACCTTGGGCCATCATGACTTTGCCACCTTTTTTGTAACCACCTTGGCCATTAACAACACCGCCAGTGGCCATTTTTCCGCCATGTTTTAGCTTGAGCGAAGTACCTTTGCCGCCTTTGTGCTCTTGCATATCATGTTGTTTAAAGGCTTTTTTGATCATAGCCTTGTCTTGCGACATATCCATCTTGCCACCTTCAGCCATTTTGCCGCCTTTTTTCATAGCAGGCATACCCATTGGGGCAGGAGGTTGCATTTGAGCAGCCCCACCAACTGGGCCAGCAGGACCAGCTCCAGAAGGTAAGCCTTTCATTGCACGACGACGCATAGCTAATGAAGGCTTCATCGGTGCAGCGCCACCAAGCATACCGCCCGTGGCAGGCATTGCAGGAGGCAAAGCACCCATAGGTGCAGGAGCGCCCATCATGCCCCCATCAGCCTTCTTGGCTACCTTACCACCTTTTTTAAGCTTCAATTCTACTGAAGGCTCTGTGGTCATCATCTTGACCATTGGTTTAAATTGTCCCATATTGCTCTCCTATTAGGAAACAAGGTTTTGATTAACACCGAGAGCTCCAATGCGCGTTGCATTAGGGCCGACAGCGATGGCTGGCAACAGAATTCCCATTGTTGTACGAACAATACCGTCCGATGCCGTAGCAGGGGCGTAGGTGCCACGAACATCACCAGTAGTAGTTGTTGCGGTTGCAGTA